GACCATCAGAGACGAATTTATGAAGGCGGTCAGAAAGACAGCAAAAGAAACCTATTGCATGGAAGTCAACGACGGAATGGAGAAGCTAATTGAAATTGCTTACAAGATCGGTTTTGCAGATGCAATCGACTACTCCTTTGATGTGAAACATGAAAGCATTGATCTGGGTGATCAGGATGAAAGCTCGACTGAAGAAGGCTGTCATTAGACATCGAACCAGATCCGCCAGGGAAACAATGGCAGCAGTGTGCCACGGGATCATGGACTATGATGAGGAATTTTACAGCTACGACAAGGACGTGGAGCAGTGGAAGATCATGGAGAGGAGACTGGAGGAAGTCGGCATGATGACAAGACAGGAATTTGCCACGGCATACCGTGATGTGACGGCCAGTGCCGGAGAGCGGCAGTTTGATAGAGACAGGGAAAAGGTCCTGAACACCATTGACAGTATATCGCCCGTGGATATCAGTGATCCGGATATCAAGGCGATCATCGCCCAGGCTTATCAGATGGGCTTTTCCGCAGGGTGTTACCGGTGGATGGAAGGCCAGTACAGGAAGCAGCAGAGGAGAAACAATGAATTTTGTCGGTGAAGTCCCGGCGCCTTGCCTGCACTGTGACAGACGGACCATGATCTGCCACGATGATTGTCCGGACTATCTGTCATATGCAAGCTCACGGGAGAGGATAAGGGAGCAACGCCTCCTGGAAAGCGAGGCTGACTCGCTGGATCGCGCGCTGTCGATGGAGCGGGGCAAGCTTTTTCAAAGACGCAGACGGCACAAGCGCTGAAGGAGAGGATATGAGAATCAGAAACTATGATGTAGTGCAATTCATTGAGCACCACAAGTGGTGCGGCTGTCTGGGCATCGTGGTGAGCGTCAGGCAATCGGGCTGGGTGATGGTAGGAGTGCCGATACCGCAAAAAGGCACAGCTTATATGTTAGCGCAGCCTGATGAGGTCGATGTAATTGGCCGCGCAGCGATGATACCACAGGAGTAGAAGATGAAGTCGGAATTCAAATACGAGATAGAGAAGCAGCTGGGCGTGCTGTCCACCAGCAGACAGGGATGGACGAAAGAGGTCAATGTGATCTCATGGAACGGGCGGCCCGAGAAGATCGATATCAGAGAGTGGTCTCCGGAGCACGACAAGATGTCAAAAGGGCTGTCACTGACCGAAGATGAAATGGATGAGCTGGTAGATATCTGGATGCATGTATAGGAGAGGAGAGGCAGTAATGATGGACGGTGCAACATTCGACGTTTTAGGGATCAGGTACAAGGTGCACGAGGTCCCGGTGGTCAATAAGGATGAGCCGCGGAAAGGCCAGATAAATTACCTGACTAATGAGATCCTCCTGGATGAAACAATGCCCAACGACGTCAAAGGACAGACACTGATGCATGAAATTCTGCATGCGATCTGCGATCTAACAGGGAATTATGAAATAGGAGAGGACGAGAGAGCAATTCAGAGCATTTCGACTGCACTCTACTACTTTTTCAAACATAACCAACTCTAGGAGTCTGACATGCAAAGTACTGATTTATTGAATAAGGAAATAGAGAGCATCACCATCGCTGATCAGGATGGGGTGATCGCGAAGATCCTTGCGAATGTAAACGGAACCGGAGAAATGATCGAAATAAAAGAAAACATCAGTGTATGCATTGAATACACAGGGACTGATGTTAAGACGGTTATTCATCGTTAGTGTTCTTTATCTTTAGGCGGGCAAGGATCGTTGCCAAACGAATCTTTTGATCTGATACGCCCCTGACGGTTATGAGTGACAAGTTCAGATTTTTGATTTATAGCGATACCTCTGGCAAAGTCCACAGCTTCGGCCTGAGTGTCGAAATACTTAGTTGCCCTGGAGTTACCAGCGCCCTTAACTTGCCATTTGTCACCCTTAGGGGTTACATGTTGATCTTTTCCCATTTTCTCACCTCCTTTCGTACAATTTATAGTATCGAACGTTTGTTCAAACACATTATATAGAGAAGAAAGGAGAAAAGCAAATGAGCACACCGGAAGAGAATATTAGGGATCTGATACTCAAGGAACGTAAAAGGCAGGGAATGACATATAGAGAACTCTCAATAAGAGCGGACATTTCAATACAGTCCATTTTCCATTGGAAGCAGGGTGGAGGGATCACTATCGACGCTGCCGACAGGGCACTAAAGGCGCTGGGGATAACGGCAGAAATTGGAGCAGTAAATGGAAGTAAGAACAGTATTTATTAAGGGAAGGCCAGTCCCAAAGGCACGGCCCAGGGTATATGGAAGACATGCGGTGACTCCCAGAAGAACGCAGCAGGCGGAAGAGCAGCTTCTGGCAATGTATCGGTTCCAGAATCTGGGAGAGGAACCGTTCACGGGTCCGGTAGAGGTGCACTGCGTATTCTGCATGCCGATAGCAAAAACATGGAGCAAACGCAAGAAGGAGCTGGCTGCGCAAGGCTGGCTCCGTTGTACGGGAAGACCCGATTTGGACAACTTGCTGAAGCTGGTACTGGACGCATTGAACGGCGTCGCTTATGCAGATGATTCACAAATTGTCAGGGTCCATGCATTTAAGAAGTATTCGGGGGAATATCCCGATGGAGCGACCATCGTAGACATCGTTGAAGAGGAAAGGCAGGAAGATGCCGTCAAATAAGTGTCACGATTCACGGTGCAGGGGCTGCAAAATGTTTTCTCAGGGCTTCTGCACCGCCTTGATGGACACCGACTTCGGGGATAAACAATGCCCTTTTTTCGAAAAGAAGAAGGCTAATAACCATGATATCCCGGAGGGGCCATTGACAACGGTAAACAGGTGGACAAAGCTTCCACGGCTGAATCTGAGACTGGAAAGCATCATGAACTCTGCCGATAAGAAGAAAGACCTGTACACCGTGGATTCCGAGAACTCGGCATACAAGTTCATTGCGGACAAGGATAGCATTCTGATTTTGTCTAACAAAAGCGGATACCTCAGGGTGCCGCTTGAAGAAATAGACGATCTGGCACGCGAGGCTGCTGAAGTTGCGGAGGCGGTCAGGATATGGAAAAGAGGAAAGCACTGAGGTGCCCGGTCTGCGGCGGTGATGGCCATGATGGGTGGATCCGCTGCAGGAAGCACGGAGAAATGATCTGTATGAAGTGCTGCATCGCCTGCCAAGAACACAAGGACTTCAGTGGGCTGTTCAGCTGCAGCTACGGGGAAGGTTTTACCTCCCAGGTCGAAGCTGATATCCGGCACATGGAGAGCATGATCAAGTCCAAAGACATGCAGATAAGGTGGGCGCTCAGGAAAGGAAACGAGGAAGAAGCAGAAAAGGCCCGGGAAGAAAAGTACAGCATTGAGCGGAGTCTGATCCGTAAGAAAAGAACGCTGGAAGGATATAGCAGAGCCGATAAAAGGACAATTTAATCTGGTAATTCAGTGCCCGGCCTAGTGCCGGGTTCAGGGTTCATCAGAGTATTAATTGTGGAACCACTTAGAGGATCATCCGAATGGGAAAGAAACGAGTAAGGCGAGAAACATGTGTGGCGGGAGCTACGATAGATGTGTGTGTGAAAGGAAGCTATCCACACACGGGAAGCAGGAAGCCGAAGAGCAAGCCGACGTCCGAAGCTGTTAGAAAAAATAACGACAGACTGGCTGAGAAGAATCTGACACGTCTGATCAATGCTAACTTTTTCCCTGGCGACTGGCATATCACGCTGACATACCCCGAAGTCGTTGCACCGCAAGAGGCACAGCACCAGCTAAAGATTTTCATTCGGAGACTTAGGAGGGCGTTCAAAAAGCAGAACAAGGAATTTAAATACATCGCTGTGACAGAATATGAACACCACAGGATACACCATCACATTGTGATGAACTACATAGATTACCCGATCATAAATAATGCCTGGAAGAATGGCTTTGTGAGATCGGTTGCCTTGGATGAAACTAGAAATTACATGAAGTTGGCGCAATACCTGATCAAGGAGACCAGTAAGACTTTCCGCAAGCCCGGCAATGCCACGAAAAGAAGATGGACTGCCAGCAGGAATCTGAAAAGACCTGTCATAAAAAAAGAGTGGGTTTCCATCGCACAGTTATTCAAAGACCCTAAAGCGCTGCGGGGTTATCAGATTGATGAAGATTCCATAAGGCATTATATAAATCCTGTGACAGGATTAGAGCACCTTGAGTATTTTATGGTGTCGACAGATCCGGTGCCACGGCTAAAGTATTGGCGCAAGGGAAAAGCAATAAAGAAAAACGAAACATATTTGAGGATGGAAGACCTCAAGGAAATAGACAGAGAAACTGGTGAAGAAGGTGAATGGTCTCTTATCTAGAGGCCTGTTTGGAGTGCAAGGAGAGGATGATGAAAGAGTACCAGCCAAAGATGCAAGGGCGATTCGTTTTACCACATAATACGTATATGGAAATCTTGTACATAATTCGCTCATACGATCAACTTAAAGAGGAATGCGCTGACATTCTGACATCCTCACCTGAAAGAGACGGAGGTTCAGCTGGATCCAGCATTTCGAATGAGCCGTTGTCATATGTGATAAAGACAGAGGAGATGAGCAGGCGCATAGATGCAGTGAATAAGGCTTTGAAGAAAATACCACCTGAGTATAGGCGCGGTGTGATGGAAAACATCATCGAGAGGAAGCCCTTTCCCGATGATGCGGCCCGATCGACTTATTCCCTGTGGAAACAGCGAATGATTTACTTCACGGCTAAAGAACTACATCTCACCTAAAAAAGTTCGGACAATAGGGGAAATATCATGTGCTATTATAGTAGTGCCAGATAAGACGAAAACATATTGAGCGCCTTTCGTCGAATCACTACTATGCCGGGCTTGGGAATAGCCTGGTAATTTTTATGGAAAAATATGTACAAGGTATTGACAAGATAATCACTTTTCACTATAATATTCTTGTAAGTTGAAGCAAAGAAATATTGTGAAAGGGGGTGAAACCAATGAGCGGGAAGCACGAAGCGCATGAAAAAAGCCACTGCCGTGAAATCATAGAAGAAATCGCGGTAGCGACTAGCGCAGGCTTACTTGCTAGAATCATCGAGCTCGCGACAAGATGGTTGATAAACAAGTAACCAACATTGCAGGGCGGGCAACCGCCTGTCCTGCAACTATTATAAATCTCGCTCATTGGTAGAGCAATATGATGGATTGGATTATTGTAGTTGTCGTGGCCTTCATTGCTGTACACCTTTTTAGAAAAAGGAGGCGTAAGTGATGGCAGTGCATAGCAGCGAAAAGAGGACGGATAAGATTAACATGAAGATTGCACCGTCACTGAAACAGAAAGCCCAGGAAAGGGCAGATCAGGAGGGCAGGTCGCTGAGTAATTACATCGAGTGGCTTATCCTGCAGGATATCGAGAAGAACAAGTAGAGAAACCGGAAAGGTGCTGCAATATCGCAGCGCCTTTTCATTTGCAGAGAAAAAAGAACTGGAGCTGAGTTTGTGACTCCGAAGTGGAAAAAATGGATAACAGAACCAAATCTGAAAAGGATAGAGGCGTGGGCTGAAAAAGGACTGTCAGATGTTGAGATCGCAAGGAACATGAACATCAGCAGTTCAACTTACTATGAATGGAAAAAGGCACACCGTGAAATCAGGATGGCCATCGAGAAGGGCCGAAAGGTTTCCGTGGAAGTCGTAGAAAATGCGTTATTCCAAAGAGCCATAGGTGGATACGTAACTGAGACTAGTACAGAGGTTACCGAAAACGCAGAGGGGAAGACCACGACGCGAACAAAGGAAACTAAGAGATACATACCGCCAGATGTTGGAGCGATAGCCTTCTTCCTCAAGTGTAAAGATCCTGAACACTGGAAAGATAAACTCTCAGAGTATCAGGAGAAGAAGCTGGAGCTCGATAAGGCGAGACTGGATCTGGAAAAGGAGAAAGCGGACAATGCCATCTGGTAGCGAGAAGCTAAAAAAGTTTTACCATTCTTCACCGTGGAGGGATCTGTCATACACGCTGCGAATCACGGCGGGAAGATGTCAATGCTGCGGTAAGGTTGTGTCCGATCCCAAGCACTTGCATGCACATCATAAGATAGAGCTGACGGATAAAAATGTTGATGATCCTGCAATTGCGCTTAACCCGGCGAACATCGAGATCCTGTGTGATGTCTGTCACAATGAAAGGCACAATCGTTTTGGGAGCTGGAAGCAGAGAGCAATAATCGTTTATGGTCCGCCTTGCGCGGGGAAGACATCATACTGCCTGGAAAGGATGCAGCGGAACGACATAATCATAGATCTGGATCGGATATATGAAAGCTTTACGACTTGCGACGATGGGCACGATCATCCTACAGCACTACGGTTCATAGCATTTCGAGTACGTGATCTGATGTATGACATGGTGAAAACCAGGTATGGACATTTCGACACTGCGTATATTGTGGCAGGGTTACCACGCAAAGGCGAACGCGAAGCACTAGCAGCTAGCTTGAGCGCGGAGCTGGTACACATAGATGCAGACATGGAGACCTGCATCAAGAGAGCAGAGGCTATCCGGCCGACAGGATACAAGGAAATCATAAAAAATTATTTCGAAGAATTTGAAGAATGACCTCCCCCGCGGGATGCTCACCCGTAGGTACGCGTAACCGCGCGTCACATGCACAAAAGATCCGCGGCCAAAATTTGACTTTTTCAAATTCAAAAAATGAGGTGCTGAAAAAATGGCAAAAGAGATAGAGAGTCGAGGAGACAAGGAGAGGATCCGCGCGACAATCGAAAAATACCAGGAATTATATAAGCCTGACGAAGAAGATGCTGGAGGAGAGCTACAGTACAAGAAAATGCAGGCTGTGATTCGGAATCTGGCCAGATGTGAAATCGGGCTGGAGGACCTTTACGAAGCCCAACAGGAGACCGGCGGCGCGGTGATCAGACATCCAAAATATCCTGAAATGGTAAAGCCTAATCCGCTTAACGCAGAAATCTTAAAACAGCGTGCACAGTTAATAAATTATGTGCAGACGTTAGAGAGGTACCTTGGAAAGGGCGATAGTTTTGACGAAGACGATCTTGAAGAATTCGAGTGATGAGAAATCGTACCTGAAAGAGTATGCAGCTAAAGTTCTGAGTGGAGAAATCGTCGCAAATTACTGGATAAAAAAGCAATATGAACAGCTCCTTCGAGACATGGAAAGCGGCGATTATATCATCGAGCTGGAAGAAGCGCACAAAAGAATCAAATTCATCGAGACAAAATGCAAGCACACAAAATCGCCATTCGCAGGAAAGCCGGTGATGCTGGAGCTGTGGGAAAAGGCAGCCATTGAAGCAGTATATGGATTTTACATTAACGACGAAGAAACGGGAGAGCTGATCCGTCGCTTCACTTATATGCTGCTATTCATCCCGCGGAAAAATGGAAAATCCACTCTGGCTGCAGCCCTTGGGAATGCAGAATTTTTCTGCGGAAACTGGGGAACCGTAATATTTTGCGCCAGCAATGACTACGATCAAGCAGACATCGTTTTCAACGAGATCGACAACATGCGAGATCTTTCGCCATCGCTGGCCAGAGTTACCAGGAGAAATAACACTGGCATCTTTTTCGGGAATCGGAAGCAACATAGAACGGTCGGAAAATTTTCGAAGCAAAATAAGGCTGAAATCAGGAAGATATCAGCAAGGAAAAAGGGCAAAGAAGGACGAAACATAGATCTGGCCATCGTAGATGAATCCCATGAAATGGAAAACGAGGATTTGATAAAACCACTGCAGCAATCGATGTCGACAAAGAATAATTGCTTGATGATCGAGATCACGAGCGAGGGCACCGTAGAGGAAGGACACCTGGATAAGCTGCTGGTAAAGGCAAAAGAAACTTTGAAAGGGGAGAGGGAAGACCCACGGTCCTTATATTTGATTTATACACAAGATAATGAACAGGAAATATGGACCAACGAAGATTCCTGGATAAAGTCAAACCCGAATCTCGGAGTAAGCAAGAAAAAACGATTTCTGCGTGACGAGATCAATGAAGCGAAGGAAGACGCAGCAGCACGGAGTTGGATGCTCTGCAAAGATTTCAACCTTAAACAGAATTCGGCAAATGCCTGGCTCGATCCATCAATAATTGCCAATGATGACACATTCGGCCTGGAAGAACTTTCCGGTCAGATGTATATAGCAGGCATCGACCTTGCGGCAACAACAGACCTTTCGGCTTTCAGCGCACTCTTCAAGGTCGGAAAAAAATTCTGTTTGCATCAACATTTCTGGATCCCGTCGGCAAAGCTAGAATCGCGGGACGACAGCAGAGCGGGCGCTGATTATTTGGAATGGGAGAAGCAAGGTTGGCTGACGATAGTGGATGATGTCGATGTTGATTCCGCAATTGTTGCCGATTATCAATGGGAGCTGTACGAAAAATACAGAGTGCTGCCTTTCAAGGGCGGCTATGATAACCGCTTTGCAAAATCTTATCTGCAGAGGCATGAAGAGTTATTTGGGAAAGACATTCTGGAAAATGTGCCACAGGATGCGAAAGCGTTATCCAATGCCATGAATAACACCGCCGAGCATTTGAAGATGAAGCTGATCAACTACCAAAACAACCCGGTTACTGCATGGTGCTTCAGGAACTGTTCTTACAAAATGGACAGCATAGGCAGGATCATGCCGAAGAGGATCCGGTCGGACATGAAGATAGATGCAGTAGCAAGCTGCCTGGATGCGATGTTTGCATACCAGGCGCACAGGAGCGAGTATACAAGTTTGATGTCATAGGAGTGATCAATGGGAAAATTTAGAGACTGGCTGAATAAGGTAACAGGGAATTCCCAGATACAAGAAGCATCGGGAGGTTTTTACGGAATAGGGCGATCAACACCGGTGCTGCAGGGCCTGAATGGACAAGACATTTATCTGTCTGATTTCGTGAATAACTGCATAGATAGGACGGCAAGTGAGATTTCCAAAATAAGAGTCAAATCCGTGGTGACACAATCAGGAACTGTCTTGGCTAATGATGACATCACGAGGTTGTTTCGCTACAAGCCAAATCCGTATCAAACCACAAGCGATTTTCTGAGTGCAATCGAATGGACCAGAAAGAAGCATATGAATTGCTGGATCTATCCTGAGTACGAGTGGCGGGTAACAGCCAGCGGAAATTACATCAAGTGGTTCAAAGCATTTCATGTACTTAACCCACAATCTGTAGAGGTGGGGATCGGTGACAGCATCATAGAGATCAAGATGCACTTCCAGGATGGAACAACTTTCACGTTCCCGGAAAGCGAACTGATAAATGTGAAATGGCGGAGAGGGACCAATATGGTCCTGGGTGGGAACGATTATGGCGGAGAGGATGCAAGTAATCTTGCGCCTGTTGTGGATGCCCTGCACAAAACAATTGATGGACTTCCGAAGAGCATAGAGGCATCGCTGCAGATCAACGGCATGTACACAGTAAAAACCGTGAAAGATGCTGCAAAGCTTTCAGAAGAACGGGAGTCTTTTGAGGATCACATCCACAAATCCAAGATGGGCATCGTGGCTACAGACCTGATCGGAGACTTTGAGCCGATCAAGATGGATTATGCATCAGTAGACAAAGAGACACTTGAGTTTCTTAAAGGCACGATATGCGAGAGATATGGAGTGTCCCTGAAAATATTGTCCGGAGCATATGACACAGAAGACTATAGCAGCTTTTACCAAACTGCGATAGAGGATTTCATCAACCAGTTTGAGCAGGCATTCACAGACTACTGTTTCACACAGCGAGAAAAGGATGTAGGACATCAGGTAAGATGCTATTTCTCATTACTGCAGAGACAGTCACCTACGGACGCTATAAGCTTGTCGACACTGGCCACTAACACTGGCCTTATGTACCTCGATGAAATAAGAACGGAGCTGTTTGGACTGGAACCGCTCCCTGATGGAGAGGGACATGTCAGGATACAAAGTCTGAATTTTGTTGATGCCAGCAAAGCAAATCAATATCAACTTAGTGATACTACTACCAATAGCGATGAAGGAAATGAGGAAGGAGAGGAAGATGAGTAAGCCGAAGATGGAGAAAAGACTCCTGGAGATGCGAGCGGCTGACGGCGGCGATGACCAGAGCATGATAATCGAAGGCCGTGCGATCTGCTACAACTCTCCACAGACATACACATATGGAGACTACAGTTACACTGAAGTAATTCAGCAGGGCGCGCTGGACAAAACAGACATGAAGGATGTCCCGTTGCGTTACAACCACAATGACAGCTTCCTGATCATGGCGAGGACTAGGAACAAGTCCCTCGAACTGATCAAGGATGATAAAGGGCTGATGATAAGAGCGGAGCTGCTAGACACGCAATCAAACCGTGATGTCTATCAGGCCATCAAGGAAGGACTCCTGGACAAGATGTCATTCGCTTTCACATCGAGGGCTGACACAGATCTATGGGAGCAGCAGGGAGATGAAACGAAGCGGACGATCACAGACATAGAGAAGCTCTACGATGTCAGCGTCGTGGATGTCCCATTTTACGATGACACATCGATATATGCGAGGAGCTTTGAAAAGCTGGAGAGCTGGAAGGAAAGCCTGCTGGATGAGCAGAGAGCATTCGAGGTGAGAAAAAGGAAGCTGGAACTTATAGCAAAATTGAAAGAAAGGAACTGAAATGGATATCAAGGAACTGATGGAAAAAAGAAATGGCCTGGTTGGTCAGATCGCAGACGCAAAGACCAATGAGGAGCTGGATTCGCTGGAACTCGACATAAGAAAGATCGATACCCAGATCGCTGAGCTTAAAAAGGCACAGAAGCCATCCCCCGAGGAAGAGGCAGCAGAGGAGAGGGCTGATGCTGTACCAGCCCCCGTAGAGCCTGGCATAAAGACACCAGAGGTTAAGATGGACCTCGAAAAGCTGGCTGCGGAAATCAGGAGCGGCAAAGAGGTAACGATCACAGCAGAGCAGAGGGCAGAGATCCACAAGAGGGCACTCGCTTCTACAAGCACCATGGCACCAACAGCCTATAAGAGCGAACTGGAGCCTGCAGACAGGACTCATGCACAGGCAATTGACCTGGTAAAGATCGTACCAATGACGGGCGCTGCAAAGTACGAGGTTGCTTTCGGCGTTGACACTGGAGACGCAGATTATACTGCTGAGGGTGGAGAGTACACAACCACAGAGGGTACCTTCAATACAAACGACACCGGCGTGCACAAGATCACGGCATCCTCCGTTGTGAATGAGGAGGTAAAGGACCTCAACACAATCGATTATCTCAGTGCAGTTGTGAGCAACGTGGAAGCAGCACTCAGAAAGAAGGCATCCAAGGACATCATCGCAGGAGACGGAGCATCAACTCACCTGCTGGGTGCAATTAATGCACCTGCTAAGGTAATGCCGGAAAGCTACAAGCTGGAGATCTCAGCATTTGATAAGACTACGCTGAGAAAAATCGTCATGGCATACGGCGGAGACGAGGACGTGACTTCTCCTCTGACACTGTTCCTTAACAAGAACACCCTGAATGAGTTCCTGGCAGTTGAGAACAAGAACGGTGATCCAGTGTATAAGGTGACTTTCGAGGGTACTGGCGGCATCATCTCAGAGGCTAATGGCGGACTCCAGGTGCCTTACAGCATCAACTCCGGTCTGACTGCATTCAGCGCTGCAGAAGCAAATGCAAAGTTTATGGTGTACGGAGATCCACAGAAGTACGAAGTAGCAGAGTTTGCACCTGTGACAGTATCCGAAAATGACTACATTTACCAGAACAAAGGCCAGATCGCATTTTTCGGAAAGTGGTCTCTGGGCGGTGTTGTTGCTGCCTACAAGGCATTTCTGCCAATCGTAAAAGTGACTGCATAGTGTGAAAGGGGGCAGACATGAAGGATGAAACTCTAAACGCCATAAAATTGCGCGTGGGGGTGCCTTACTCTACCCCCGAAAAAGACGGCCAAATTACCTCCTTGATCATGGCTGCACAGGCTACCTTGCAAAAAGCAGGGTGGCCTGAGGCTAGCCTTGATAGCGATCAGGCGCTGGATGCAATTGCAATCCAGATCAAGATGGGTCTTGATGAGGATCCAGACAAGATGAAAATCAACCCGATGTGGCTGGCTTTGATAGGTCAGAACCGGGGAGAGGAAGAAACCGAGGATAATAGCAAATGAGATACACCATGCCTATAAAGGTCTATCAACGGGTGGACTCCTACACAGCAGGCGAAGACGCCGAAGAAACATGGGAAGGTGTGACAGAAGATGATGGTAGGGATACCTATTATTGTTCATGGGCAGGTACTTACGGTGCGGCCAAAGTGTCGACCATGAATGCTGGAATCATGGACAGCGCTACGATAACGATGCCTTATGCACCTAATCTTTTCAAGGCGCTGGATGAAAAACCTGTCATCATCGCAAAGGCCGCCGCCGAGATCGTAAAAGACGGCGTGGTGGATCCAACGTCCCCGGATGCCTATGTCCTTTACACCGGCGTTGAGAACATCAACGAAACTAACAGGAAACTGCGTTTCGTAGTGAGGAGGTACAGAGATCGATGATCGAAGAGACCCTGAAAAAAACGCTTGATGATGCAGTGCTGAGTGATGGTATTAAGACCTATCATCAGAGACTCACGGAGAGCCAGGAGAAAAACAGACCGTCAGAGTACTTGATCTATACAGTGGAGTCGATGACATCGCAGATCTACGGAGACGATGCCTACCAAGGAGGAAATGAATACGTCCAGCTCTTCTACTTCCACCGTTTCGGGCTGCAAGGAAAAGCGGTACGAGAAAAAGCGATGAAGATAATTAAAGTGATGAGAGAAGCAGGCTTTACCTGCTCGTCAGGATACTATGACCTTGGAGACATCGACCAAATAGGATATGACGTCACCTGCTTCGATTTTTATCTTTTCGGGTTGGAGGATGAGGCATGAAGACAACACCGGAAACCTTTGACTTTGACTTGGATGAGATATTGAAACAGACAGAAAAAGAGGTCCTGGAGGTAACGGACGAAGCCCTGGACGATGCAGCTGAACTTATGAAGGATAAGCTGAAGGCAGCCACGCCAATAGGCAAATCGGTACCGCATCTGGCGGACAAGTGGCGAGTCAAGAAGCTGGATAAAAAGCGGAAGATCAGCAATTCCAAGAACGTAAAGAGCCACGGCCGCGGGGTACCGCTAGTCAACATACTGGAATATTCAACATCACACGGACACCCATTTGTGGAAAAAACCGTGAAAGAAAACACAGAAGCCGTGATGAATATTTTTAAGAATGACCTTAAAGGGAAACTTTAAGGGGAAAGGATGAAAAAATGGGAGATCAGGCAAAAGTAAAACTGGGCCTTAAAA